GCCACTTGTAGCGGAGTCACCACTGGTCCTCGCTTTGGTGATGCTCGAATCCGCATCAAGAGGAATGGGATGGGGTGTAAAAGTAGGACGCTTTACGGGCTATGTGATGTTGGCCCGTGGGCAAATTGGGGTGTTCACAATGCTGATGTAGGAACTTTGGCGAGGGGTATATTGGAACGGGTGCTCCAGTGCAAAGATACTGGAGTATGGGCACGCCCACCGGTCCCAGATAGTGCGTTCTTTGAAGCACAGATGCGACCTTTTAAGTTGGCTGTCCTTAGAAATTCGCGGGAGTTGACCCCGATGACCAGGCACGATTTCGTAGCTTCGTATTCAGGGAAACCAAAGCAATTTTCTACCTATTCCAACGCTCTGGCTACTTTAGATAATTGGCCAATTAATGATAAAGATTCATTCATCTCAGTTTTTGTTAAAGCTGAGAAGTTGCCATTTCATAAGAAGTCGGACCCTTCCCCTAGGATTATCCAGCCTCGAAGTCCTAGGTTCCATATTGAGTATGGTAGGTATGTGAAACGCCTCGAACATGCTGTTTATTGGGCTATTAATGCGGCTTACGGGGAGCCAACTGTGATGAAAGGACTTAATTCAGAACAGGTTGGGAAGGTTATAGCAGACAAGTGGTCAAGTTTTCAAGAACCTGTGGCTGTCGGCCTTGATGCTTCTCGCTTTGATCAACATGTTTCTAGACCAGCCATGTCATGGGTGTTGCGTCTTTTTTCAAATTTCATCCCCAGACACCATAGATCTGGGTTTTGGAAGTTAGCACACAAGAAGCTACACACATATGGCAAAGGTTATTGTAGAGACGGTAAAGTGAAGTATAATGTTTCCTATGGTCTAACTTCAGGAGACATGGACACTGCCACGATTGGTTGTACAATTCAATCGGGCTTGCTCTACGCCTGGAAACATATTTGCGGAGTTGATTTCAAGGTTGTGGACATGGGTGATGATTCTTTAGCCATAATGGAAGCTAGAGACCTCAATACGTTTATGAATGGTTTGGAGACGTGGTTTTTAAGAATGGGTTTTAAGATGGAGCTAGAGGACCCAGTTTACTCAATAGAGGAGATTGTCTTTTGTCAGTGTCAACCAGTGTTTACTGGTGAGAAGTATCTGATGGTTAGACAATTCCCAAACGCGTGGTCGAAAGATTGCGTTTCTCTTCTCCCTCTATCAGATGAGAAGACGTTTAAGCGTTGGTGCACGGCTGTCGGGCTTTGCGGTCTTGCTTGGCTCGGATCCATGCCTATTTATTCCGCTTTTTACGAGGCACTATTGTTTGATGTCAAACCCTTAGATCATCCTACTCTTGATCAAGGTAACAAACAATGGGCGCGTGATATGCGGGAGCGTGGGAAGCCGGTGACACCTCAGGCAAGAGCATCTTTCTTCCGTGCCTTTGGTATTCCTCCTGACGAGCAAGTTGC